AAAATAGAGAAGCTATAGCATTTGCAAAGTCGCTGGCGCCGCCCGCCAAGCCATTTCCGACCGCGCTGCCAAAACCAGAGGAGCCACCCACCGAACCGAGCAAGCCTTGCAAGAGGCCGCTTGTGCCGCTGCTCGCAACTTGATTTTGGCCCATTGTACCGGCAGTGCTGCCAGCGAGGACTTGTGAGTTTGTTGTATTATTTTGTGCAAGTTGGTTTAGAAATTCCTGATATGCATTGCTATAGGTGCTTTGTTGTGTTGTTTGCGGCAGGGCTTGTGCACCGAGTATGGTGTTCTCCGCCCCGGTTGGGAGGGTGGAGTCACTTGCTAGTTGACCTGCCGCACTCAGCTTGTTTGCTTGGTTGGTGTCATATTGGGAGAGTGCCGTGCTTGAGAGATTGCTCGCAAGGGTATTGTTGAGATTATTCGTGGCTTGGGAAACCGCATCCACATACCCACTACTATTCGTCCCCCCACTGCTTGCCCCAAAAGCACTTTGCAGCGCCGGGATTGTTTGCTGCTGATATTGCTGCATCAAAGGTTGTGCAACGCTATTTTGAAAATAGCTGGAAAAGTCAGCTGGTGTGCTGTTTGCGATCCCACCAAGGGTGTTAGTTGCCGTACCCAATCCTTGGGTTGCTCCGCTATTCTGCAAAGCTGTCTCGGTGCTCCCAAGATTGTTTAGGGTGGTGGTTTGTGGCTGGGTGACTTGGGCTGTTAACGGCTGGCTATACGAGGGGCTTGCCGCCGTCCCGCCTGTCCCCACATTCACCCCAAGCGCCGCGAGCAGGCTCTGCAAACTTGTTTGCTGCTGCGGACCGATCGTCGAGTAGTTACTGGTGGATACGCTAGGTGAAGTCCCGGTCAAAAAACTCATCAGACTAACTCCCTCACATAAATCATCTTCGCATAACGTGTGTTATTTTCCACCCAAGAAAATGGGATGCACCCGACGTACTTGCCACCGAGCGCCTTCACAAAGGCCCTGGCCTTCTTGTTAGTCCAGGGGATTGTTGCCTGCACAATCAAGCTAGGCCCCGGAAAAGCCTCACGCAATTTCCAGAGGGCAAACTTCACAAAGTCCAGTCCAACCTTCCCACGGGCAAAAGGCCGTATCGCGACGTGGCTCTCAAAATGCAACAGGCCCTGTCGAGCAAATTTCACCACACCAGCCAACTCGCCATCTGTCCAAAGACCAAAAACCAACCACGCCTCATTTCGCAACTCATCCGTAAAGTTGATCACCTCGATAGGTAGTTGCCCATCTTCTTTGGGGATTTCCTCCAAAAAGTGGTAAGCAAACAAATTGTAGTCTGCGATATCTTCCTGCACCTCAGCGAGGCGGCGGACCTCAATATTCTGAGGCTTCGAGGAAACGGAAAGACAACTGCGAGAGGAAGAAACCATAACCCACCCCACTAAGACGAAACCTGAAAAAGTCTCCAGTTATTTGGTAGTCCAAAACTTGTTTGGTGAAATTTTGCGTTCCAAAGTTAAACGTCCCGACAGTTTGATAGCTTGTTCCGCTGTCAGTGGAGATTTCACACAACACCCCATTCCCCATACCATACGCCGCGATACCGTCAAAAATCAACTTTTCTTCAAGGATTGGAAAGTCCTTGGAGACAAAATACCAGGGTATTTCCGCTCCATTCCAATTTCCTGTCTGAAAGTCGTAAGCATAAACTTGGCTGTCGGTCGCACTACATAACAGAAGGATGGGATAGTTTCCTTGAGAAGCGCGCGCGTTCCACGCAACCGTATCATCCAACCAACTCGCCCCCACACTCTCGGCCCACGAGAGCGCGCTTGTCGTGTAAGCGAAGCCCGCGCCTGTGATTTGCAGGGGCAAAGTGATGGGGAACCACGCTTTATATTTTTGTGAGTATCTGAGGATAGTGTCACAATAGGTTTTTCCTGTACTTGGGTAGAAAACCCACACTTCATCCAACTCTGCCACGTAAATGGCAAATAAACTTTGACTAGCTTCTGGGTTGAGATTTCCTTCTGGTCCCAAAAAGTAATCGAAGACTGCATCTCCCACAGAAGTTACAGAATATCCTCCGCTGTACTGGAAAACCCCGCTTTGCGTAATGAGATAATCAATATCTCGTGTTTTGATTAACCCATTACCACCTAGTGCCCCCGTCCCATTGACAGTGTATTGCCAAAAAAATACGGCATCAGTTGTTCCCCAATAAACCCCGCTCATAATACTTTGCTCACGCGCAAGTATCAGCGTAGTCCCGATCACCGTTGCGGCGACTATCTCATCCGGCGTGTCGGTGAGGTTGTCATATCCCGTGATTGCGTAGGAAGTCCAATCGGTGGAGGAAACATTTGAGGACCGCCGCACCCGATAGGGGTAAACCGTCCCTCCTTCTGTGGTCCCGATTGCAAGCGTAAAGCCAAAGAAACGTATCACAATGCGGGCGGTAGAGGCAATGGAAGCCAAACCGGCTAGGGGAGCCAATAATCCACCCTGATAGCACTGCACCGGGTCAACACCGTTAGTCCAAATCAGGGAATTTACTGTGGGATCAACCGTCCAAGAGATTGGGTAGGCGCCTCCGTTGAAGGTGGTGTAGAAGGAGGCAGTGACCCCGTTTGCAATGATCTGCCCGGCGGCGAGGGCGTTTGCACAAGTAATCACACTACCCACAATCGAAGTGACCGTGGAGGTGAAATAGTTACCACCAACCAAGGGAATTGATACCACATTCCCGACAGCTACGCCACTGGTACTTCCGACTGTTATTGCCACAGGCAAATTAGTGAAGGGGCCAAAATTGCTGGAAAAAGAGCTTCCCCACGGCGTTGTGTTATAATTGGTCCCTGTAATGACTTTCGTCACCACTGGCGTCATGGCAATTTGCCAGTCTTTGATCCCACTATTATAGGTGTAGAAAGCAACACTTGTCACGAGGCATAGGGTGAGCACCCCGCTTGTTAACTCAAACGCAATCGTCTGAAGGGGAATTCCTGCTACCCTCGTACCATAAGAGCGGTATCCCGTATCAACTTGGAGCACCCCGTTAATATACACAAGATTTTGCATATCACTTGACTGGGTGTCACCAATTTGGTCTTTCGGCTGCGAAAGGTTAATCCCACCCCCAAAGTTTGCAAGGGTCGTGTATTTTGGGGTTATGAAACCGGGCGGCGGTGGATTTGGCATCTTACGTTGTCACAGTTAACCACGCAGTCCCGCTCCACACACTCCAAACACCTGTGTCCGTTGCGAAGTATGTTTGTCCTGCGAAGGTTCCGCTAGGGGGTTTCAGTGTCGCTGCTCCTGAAGACGTAAGCTGGGAGTTGATAACCCTCGCCACTTCGTTCAGGTACCTCACAAGATAACTCCCCAAAACGTCGAACGCTTTCTGGGTCATCGGATCGCCCGCCGTTAAGCGTGGTAGGGATACGTTGGTTATAAGGTTGGCCACTTGTCAGGGCTCCCATTAAAGCGGTGAAGCTGTTCTGCATTTCATTCACGAGTTTATCGAAACTTGCCGCAGGGCGATTGCTCGCCCGGATAACCTCAATGTGGTACTGTTGCATTTGAGTAAAGGCGCACCCTTTTTCCACCTTTGTTTCCCCGGCATTGTCTTGCCAGAGGGTCTCCCACCACGCGGGACAGGCACGCTCTGCTTGCGGGTCGTTACTCCGTGGGCACTTTTCACAGTTGAAGGCACCTTTGAATGACATTAGTTTTTCGTTCCCACAATGACATTAGCATAAGAGGGCCGCCAAGTGCCATCATTACTAAACCCGTGGCTGTGGGCAGCCCCCGCACCTTGGCTACCTGTTTGGACACTACCCGCGCCAAAGGGCGTTCCACCCCCTCCAGCAAAACCCGATGCCGTTATCAATGACTGTGCGATAGTGTGGGAGTGCGGGGGGAGTTGTGAGATCGTAAGACTTGTACCCCCGATTGTCACCCCCGCGATGTTCCACGAGCCCCCGGTTTGGCCACCCTTATCACCCGTACCTCCGGTCGCCACCCGAATTACCCTGTCGGTAAAACTGCTGTTCAGTGTCCACCCAACCGGCACAGTCGCTTGAAGGAACAGCATATTTGTCCCGCTAGGTATCACACTTGTCTGGTTTAGCGCACCCCCGGCTGTAATCTGCGTCACCTCACCGGCGTTGTCCTGAAAAAACAGCTCGTTTTTGGAGTTGGCCCCTGTTTTGGTATAAAGTGAACTGCCGCTGGCATTGGGTGTGGGATCACTCGGCTGGTATTGTAGCTGCACAACTGTGTGCATACCATCATAGGCATCACCGTTGAGGGAGTGATTAACGGCAAAACGCTCACCCACCCCTGCTTTTGTATCCCGGATACGCTGCGCACCGAGCGACCTATCCTCCGTATCTGCGGGGGTGGCCAAATATGCGCTATTCCAAGTGTAAACAAAACTATAGGTCGGTCCTGGCATGGGCTACTCTCCCCCAACTGAAGTAATCCACGGATTTGCCCAATAAGCACCACTTAGAGGCCCGTTGTCATCCGCGGTGCCAGATGTATCTAGGTCTGGCCTATCTGCGTCGGCCCTCATTGCGATCTGCAAAAGATTTTGCCCCACGCTATCCCACTCCTGCGCCTTATCATACCGGCCAAAGCTGCGCCACAAATAACCACTCGCAAACGCCACGAGGCACTCATCTTTCCCCGTGTAGTCTGAAGTGTTTGTCAAGGGTGTGGTTAGGGTGAAAGGTGTGGGGTAGGTGGTCACCCTCACAACAAGAGGGTAAACCGCGTCAGGAACGGGCATGAAAACAAGTTGTTGGTTCCAATCCGCATAAACCAAGGGAATGTAGGCAGCTACTGCTTCGGGTGCCGGGTACATTCGGTCAAATTTTCGCCAGGGCATGTTTCGCAGCTTCCGGCTATCTATCCCATCCTGCAAAACAATGCTGTGAACTGTCTTCCAACTACTTGAATAGGGAAGATACTTATCTGCGGCCGGAACGCCAGTGAAGTTGGTTGCGCTGTTGACGTAGGTTTGCAGCTCTTTGAAGTCTTGCGCTTCGCTCACCTTGTCTTGTGCCATATTCAAGGCTTTGAGGATCCGCGCGAATGTCAGGTCCGTTCGGTTCCCAACATTCGCGTTGATCTCGGTTTGAAAGTCACTTAGGGCTAAGAGGCCCACCTTGCTGTCTCCCTTCCCTTAATATGGGAAGTCGCAGCAAATGACCTTGTTCGCACTATCTACCATAAAACCAACGATGGACTGCGCCACGGCCGTTGCAACCGTCAAGCCTCCAGCGGTCGCACCGTTCGCCGTCAAGCCTGCACCAAAAGCCGGTGTGCCGCCTGTGGTAAAGGTCACAGTCGCCACCCCTTCAATCTGTATCCAGCCATACTGGACCGTCCCGGCTGCAACCGCCGCTTGGCTAACGCCCGCGCCGAGGTTGCTGTTGGCGCCGTCCACCGAAGTCTCATTCAAATTAAGCCCAGAGGTCGGAACGTAGCAAACAACGCTGCCCGCCGCCACCGCCGTGGTGCCTGAAAACTGCACCCACTTGTAAACGCGGGCACCTTCAAACCGCAGGGTGCCCACACCTTCTTTATCCACTGTCTTCACATCCGTCAACGCGGTGATGAAGACCTTCTTAATGCCGTTTGCCATCTTGCGGTCTCCTTATTGTGTGTTGATGGAAGAGATAACACCGTGAACCCGGCGCCGATTGGTTGTCAGGGTTGCCGCAGTGGCAATCTGCGCCGCCCGATCATTCACCTGATCAGGAATGGGTTTCCACTCTGTCATGGTGAAATACATGCTCGGATCATAGATCAGCTTCAAAAACCGGCTGTTCAAGAAATACATACGCTGGGTGATCGTCGGGGACCACACCATCGGAATTTGCTTGAACGTCTGATTTTCAAATCCGGCATCGCCGAGTTTGTTGTTGGTGATACGAAGGTAAGAGAGTGTGCTTTGCTCGTACCACTCATATGTCTGTTGATCGGAGAGGATGATATCCGGTCGATCACCAATCCTGTTGTTCATGCAGTTGTTGAGCGTGTGGCGCATATTGTTGACGCCGTTTGCAGCAAAGCTGCTGCCGGCCATCGACATATATTGGTTTTGCCACCAGGTATAAACCGAGCTGTCAATCCCACCAACGCTTATCCCACCCCCACCCGGCGTGGTTTGCGGAGCGTCCGCCACTAAGCACTGCAAGCCGTCGATTGCAAAATCCGCGCCCGGAATGGCGTCGGTTGCGCCGGCCGGGATCGTCGTACCAGCCCCTCCGGTCAAAACCGATTCAAACTGCTCGATCAGCGCCTGCTCGGTGTTTTCCATCTTGCTGTTCATCAGCGACATAATTTTGGATTTACCAGCATTTTGCTGGTCATCCACGCCGAAACGCACGATGCTCGCCGCAACGTATTTCCACTGGAACTGCGCGACGGTGAGAAACTCGAAGTCGTTCAGCGGCACCGTGCTGCCCTTCTGAAGCCACACGATGTTGCTGTTCGCTGCATACTCCAAATTCTCTTCGATGAAACGTCCGCCGCGCTGCGGGATCATCCGGCCGTTTTCCTTCATCCAGTACCAAAACGGCGTGGCATTGAAAACGTTGTCGGCGGTCCCTTCTTGGCGGTTTTGCCAGGTCGTGGTGTAGAGATTATCAAGAAACTGCGTATAACTCGGTTGGGTCGCCATTCACATCACTCCGAAAAAATCGGCTCCCCACCAAGCTCCGCAACCACGCTATCCCACGCGCTTGCGGCCGCCTCGGTCGGTGCCATTTTGCTATTGCCTTCACTCCCTGAACCGTTCGAGGGCAAAAAGCCGCCGAAATTGATTTTTTTGGGAGCAGCGGCGCCCTCACCGGCCGCAGGAAACTTCTTCGCAACTTCGGCAATCTTCTCTGCCGGAGCCTCGTTTTTGGCAAGGTGATATAGGTCCGTGGGTGATAGCGTCGGATGACGCTTGGCCAGGTCCATCATTTCATCCTTGTATTCCAAAAGATCGGGGAACTTCGTCAAGGCACTGTCGAGCTGTTTCTGCACATTCGACGTGGTGACGTTAGTGCGCAGTTGCCCGATTTCGTCCTTCAGGCTTGCGAGCACACTCTTCTCCAAACTTTTTGTGATCCGCTTCGTGATCACATCCATAAACTGGGTCCGCGGAAGCGTCTCAAGGGTGTTGGGATCAATGTCCCCCTCATCGGGCTCGGGTTGGCGTTGCTGGATTTGCGACACTGGCTGTTGAGTGGGTTGCTTCAGCTGCGCTAACACCTGCCCCATCGTCGTGTTTAAGGTGCCGATCGAGGCTTGGAAATCCTTTACCCAACTGGGCTGCGGCTCGCTGCTTGGTGCGACTGCTGCTTGGGGTTTCGGTGCCGGTTGTGATCCGCTCATTTGCTTGTTTCTCCGCTTCCTGTGACCGTCGGGTCATGATTGCACGATAGATGTGCGGTATTTGCATCTCAAGCCGGGCTTCCGTCATCGTGCCTAGCTGCGGTACGAAGGTCTTGATCAAGCCGTTGCGCGGAACAACGAGGATAAGCACCCCATCCTCTGGCGCAGTTTCTGACAAGATATCTTCGAGTGAAATGTCGTCCGTCATGCTTATTTTCCTATGGTTGAGATTATCAAGAAGCAAGCCTATTCTATACCCAGCGCAGCCGGCTCTTGACACCAAACAAACTTCCCATATCAGCCAGGTAGTGGGAAGTCACCCCATTGCGTTCGCAGGCATCCTGTAGCTGTTTTGCATTGGAACAATGAACCCCATCAACACCAACGTGTTCATAGAAATCCTCGTGGAATTTGACGTGCCTCTTTGGCTTGAAGACGCGCTCGAACTTTCCAAGGGGACAATTGTCGCACAAAAGACCCCTCGCTTCTTTCTCTTCCATTTCAGCAATGGTGAAAAACTCTTCTCGTATTTGGAGGCAGTCGTTGCATTGATAGGTGTAAAGGGGCATTTGCGAAAAGGTTTCCTTATATTTCTTCGCACTTATTGCACACCTGAAGGTGCCATATGTGGAGAGAGTTTGCCTTGTTTCCTAGCAACCGTGTGAGGGTTGTTTTCAGCAAATTGCTGAGCACTCATCGCCGCTTGCTGTTGTGCTTGCGCTTGCTGCTGAAGCTCTTGGGGCGTCATCAACAAATGGTCGTACTGTGCCCCATGCAGCTCACGTAGGAGGTATTGCGTGGTGCGAAACTTGTTAACGTAGGGATTTGCCATCAAGATGGGATAGAGGGTAAGCGCCGTTTGCTTTCGGATCTGCGCCGTTTCAGGTAAACCACTATCAGGATCAATGTTGATATCATACGTCCCCCTTTGCAGCATCTCCGGGGTGAATTGCACCCACTGCGTGGCGCCTTCATCCCCCACAATATCAACTACTTGGCCTTGTGTCCAAAATTGGAAAATCACCACATGCATCCCAGCCACAATATCGCAAAGGCTATCTGCCACCGCATCGCGTCGTTCGTCAATCCTAATCTGGGTTGCCTGATTAACAATGCTGGCCTCGGTCGCGCTCCTGTCACTACTGCCGGGCGCATACTCACCAAACTGGTTGGCGCCCAAACCCATAATTTCCTGGGCTTCTTGTTCAACCATCTGCAGGCTCTGCGTCAATCCCTCGGGTATTGCAGCCACCAAATTAAAGGGCTCGAAACTTCCCATCTCATCAACCTCGAAGGCGGCACCCACATCACTAGAGGTCATCTTCTCAATCTCATCGGGCGTGATGACATTCCTCTTCACGGCCATCTTCATAATCGAAAGGCGGCGGTGTTTCATTATGATCGTGCGGGTTTCGTTCGCCTCCCTCTGTTGCGGATCAAGAATTTGGGCGTCCGGCACACCCCAAAAAGCATCTTCCGAATTGTTGAAAACGATCGGGTAGAATGAGAAGCGGCCGGTTTGGGCGAGAAACTTGTCATCGTCAATTAAGAGGACTTTTTGGGAATGGTTTGGAGCAATGACGAAGACCTTCCCAAACTTCTTATCTCTTATCTCATAGAGAACAACCTTATCAGCGGCAACGTTTGCATCAGCCCCCATAAGGTTGCTTCCAATAGGGCGGTGTGTCTCCATTCCAAGAGTATTCTTGAAGCGTGGGTCATTTTTGAGGTCAGCAAGGCTAACCATAATCTCGTGTGCAACCCACCGAGCCTCGTCAAGCGAAGTGCACCGATCGGGAACGACAAAGTGACGCGGGTGCACCCGTTGCACCCACGGCATATTCGGCTCGATCAGGGAATCATACTCCAGCCGCTCGCCCCTCTTCTTCTTACTGTCAGGCGCCTCAGTGTTAAAGGCATCAGGTGTGGGGGTGTATTGGGCACCAAAACCCAACTTCAAAATACCCGTTCCGCACATGAAAGCGTCCTGGATTGCCAGCTTCATTTGACCCTTGAGGCGCAACCGGCGGATCAGTTTGTTATCTACCCTTTCAAGGATTTGGGCAAACACCGCCATTTCATCCCCCGGCATAGTTTGGAGGATTGATACTGTTGGGTCACGAAAATACACCCGCGGAACCATAGTGCGGACCATCTTGAAAAATAGATTCACGGGCATCACGCCCGCGTCCCACTCTCCCCGATACATCTTTTGCCAATAGTCCCACTTTCCTTGATAGGCACGTTTCTTGCGCCACTCAATCCCTTTGCGGATTTGGCCAATCCAATAACCCACATCAGGCTCGCCGGTCCGACTATACCCATTGTCGCTCATTCGCTCTGGTCCCAATCCCGTTGTATTGTGTAGCCAAGCATTGCCACGCTTGCCACTAGTGCGGTGTAACCTCCGCTACCAGCCGCATAGGCGTAGGAAAGGAAACCATTGGCTAGTTGGAAGCTACAGGCAAGGCTTGTGATCTCCCCTTTTTCTGCACGAGCGAGTAGACTTTTGAGCGTCTGCACCACACCCTCTTGAGGGCCTTCTGTTTTGTAGTCCCCGAAAGGCTTGATGATCTCCGCACTCATGGCTGCACCCATCCCCAATCAACCAACTTCTTCATGTCACCATTTACTCGCTTTCCAATATCAAGTCGATATTGCTTATTTGAGCAACTAATGTTTTCGAGGGTCCGATAGACACGTTCGCGGGCTTCCCTGACATAATCCTCACCCAACTTCCTCCCCCGCGCAGTGGCCTTTAGGACCAAACCATCTGCCGGCGCCACCTTAAACATATTGTCTTCATGATCGGCGTACACATTGCAAAGAAAAATGTGGTTAATGTTGTCGACTCCCACCCCGCCGATGGGGTCACCCCAATCTTTTTGCTTCACATCTTCCAAAGGGTAAGGCGGGACAGAAAGTCTCACCGCGATCATACTATCCTGCGTGAGGTCCATCTCTTTCTTGGTCCCCATCGCGGTTTCAAAGAACAAATCCAAAAGAGGCTCTCTCAGTCCTTCAGCCAAAGCCTCGATAGCGTCATATCCAAATCGTGCAGTTGCCTCCAAAGCATACGCACCCTTCTCATTAACAATACAGTTGATATCAACTGGCCCGCGATATCCGATCTTAACCAAAAAAGGCTTGAGGCGCTCCACGGTTGCTCTTGTGAGTTTATTGCTATCACGAGCAAGGACAACATTGCCCATACAGCCAGTATTAGGACCCAAATTTCCTTCCATAAAACGTTTTTCTTCAAATGTATGATTAAATGGTCTGATAAAGTCCCTTCCATTAAACCAACCCTCCGTGCTAACTTCTACACCAGCGACAATACGCTGGACAATCATACTTGTGTTCGGTTTGTAAGTACCAAGTGCCCAAGCCAACTCGTCTTGGTGCGCGATCACCAAAGTTTTCCCTGTTCCGATATTCCCGTCGGGTTTGAGGACAAAGCCCTCTTGAAAATCAAGCCCCGCCAACGCCTCTTTGGCATCTTGTACACATTTGAAGGGGAAGGTTTCGGGGGTGGTGATGCCAAGTTTCTGGAAAATTTCCATACCTTTTTGGCGGTCCAGCTCCATCTCATCCATGATTTCGGAACAGGCCAAGTATGGTTTGCCCATCCGACGAAAAACCTGTTCGAGGTGACCAAAGCCCACCATGTCACACACCACAAGATCGCTCCACGCCAGCTTTTCTCTCCACGAGGTGGGTCGATCAATTATCCCAATGCCGCTCTTTTCATAATCGTGGTTCTTAATCCACATCGCAACATCATTGCCCTCACTCGTCAGGCGCTGCGCAATCCCAAGGCCATCCCCAGTATCACTGATGATAAGTATTTTCACTGTCATCCACTCCCGTCGCTATGGGGAAGCCGTCGTCAACCCCCTTGTCATATCGCGTACCCAACTCTTCAATTATCGCCTCCAGGGAAAAGATTTCATTTCTTTTCGCCTTCTTGTTGTGCCTTTCTACCCCTTTGTAGAGGCGCTCGGCCACATTAGCCATCCGCTCAAACATGGAAAGGGCAAACACACTGGCAATGATATGGTCATCGTGACAGCCAATTTCAGCACCCAACCTTCCACTGGCGTCCTCAACAAAAGTTTGGCACTCCATCTGCAAAAGAGGTGAGTAGATTGTGACAAGTCCCTCACGCATAGCACCCCGAAACCTTCCACACATAAGGTTCTTTGAGACATCACTTGTGTAGGTTCCCCACTCGGCAAGCTTGCGCAACTCCACCTTGTCTTCTCGCGCACGGGCTTTTGCTCGCCCACTCACAGTTTGCGCAATTCGGTCCTTGCGATAGTGTTTGATGATCTCCGCGCTGAAGAGGATACCGTGATTGTTTCTCTCAAAGTTAAGGAAAGCATCGTTAAATTCCTCAAGATAGTGAGAGCACTTCACCGCAAATCGGTCGGCCTCAATTCGGTTGTTGGTGTATTCAAGAACTTGCTCACCGCTTTCGATGTCAAAAATTTCCAAAACCGCAGCATCCTGTCCCACACCCCCCGCGGGATCAGCCCCCGCCGCATAGAAGCGACCTTCCATCGGGTGGCCCCGGAGGCGGTAAGTCCAAGGGTCTTCTTTCTTCCACTTATCGCTGTGGGTAAATGCAATTTTGCTGAAAAAGGAATTGCCGGTCGCTTGGAAACACTCATCAAGAGTACAGGGATACTGTTCCTTAAATTGCTGGATGTCCCCATCCAACTCAGAAATCTTCATCCGGCGCCACTTAAGCTGGGGTACGGTCAAACCGAATGACGCAATCACTTGCGGTTCTTCCAAAGCCTCATCAGCCAAAAACTCTTCCTCATTGTGGATGGCATATTCATCCCGGTCAAGCCAAGAAACGAAATGTAGCTTGTAACCTTGCCCTGCGATAGCCCGCATACATGCACGGTGGAACCAATTCCCTGTCCCACGTCCTGTGCTCTCCACATATATGTGCCCATTTGGGCTAACTGCTTGGAAGAGACCGCTCAACAATGGCCCAGGATTTTCCCACCTGCTCACCTCACTACAGTGCAAATCCGTTATAGTATCACCCACACCAAAATCAGCATTACCCGCCGTGCCTATGTAGATGCTGCTATCCATTTTCCCAAACGTAATGAAGTTTTGGGTACTGTATTTGATATCGGGCTCTGCGCCCTTCATGTGCTTGATCATGTACTTGATACGTTCAAGCAGTTTTTGCGTGGCGTTGGCGCTGTGGGATACAATAACACACCGCCTGTTGCGATAAATCAAGCAGCGCGCAAGAAAGAGTCCCAAAATAAGCATGGAAAAACCAAGTTGCCGGGCCTTCGCAATAATGTCTTTTCCGCTACTCGACTCAAGAAACCGACGCTGTTCCCGATTAAGCACAAAATCAACGTCCCGCCCTTCCTTGTCAGGAATACGGAACATTGTCTCTATGATGATTTGTTCGGGAACAGCAGCCACGGTAGTTACTCAATCACATCTTTTTGCCCATCTTCATCATCTTGCCCTTTTTCATCGGTCCGCTCCCCGACATCTTCATCTGTTCCATTTTGGAGCCGGTGCTTGCCTTGGCGGCTTTCACCATCATTTTGCGGCTCTTGACCTTCGGTGCTTTCACGCTCATATCTAGTCTCCTGTTTGTGTGTTGTGTTGTGTTACGAGATAACGGACCAAGACGCCCCGCCGTCAAGGGATACCAAAAGGAAACGGGTGACAACCCCCGCTCCACCAAGCGTTACCGCATATTGGGTGGAGATGCTGCCCGTGAACGTGAGGGTGCCATTCCCTGCGCTGTTTTGTGTCACATACAACTCCAACAAAACACGGGTGTTTGAGCCCAAAGCACTGTTAGCAATCCCCACTGTGAGGGCGCTGTACCCCGCGGCGAAACCAATAGATTGGACACTCCCATTCGCCACCACATCCAGGGTGATAGCGCCGCTTCCTCCAACAACGGGTGCGGCGATCGGCGCAGTTTGTAAGCTGCCCGCTAGGTAAGGTACAGAAACCACAAGGTTCCGCACATCTTGCGGCGTGATCGAACCAGCCGCCTGCCCATCAGCAAATTGTGTAAGAAGTGTGGCTTGGGTTTCGATTGCTTGTGACATTAGATTTCCAACAATTGTAGGAGGAAAGACAAGTTGCCGATGGTAGCGTCAGGCGAACTCGGTGCCATGATGGAAATTACCGTTCCAGGGTTAATATAGAAGTTTCCACTTCCAGTAAAAGCCCAATTACCCACGGCTACACCAGTAAAGAAAGATAAGGTTCCTACTTGGGAATCACTACCTGCCAAGGAACTTCTAGCAAGGATACTAAACACAGTGTTGTTGCTTGCAAGTGTGTTTGCAATAGCACCGCAGTAGCTGAAGTTTCCTTGAGAAGGCCCCAGCAAAGATTGCTGTGTACCTATTGGTGAGTTGATAAACTGCGCGACAACCTGGTTTGCTCCCGGCATACCCGCAAAGTAGAGTGTTTGCCGCAGGGCAAATTGCAACCTTATTTGGGAGCTGTTGATGATCATACTGTGATACCACTCTTATTCAAGAGGATGTAGCGGATTTGGGCGACGACATTCAAAAAATCTGTGTTGCTGCCACTCCCAAACGCCGTGAGGTCAGCCGCGAACATAGAGGCGTGAAATACGTTGTTGGGACCGGAATTGTTCGACAACCCTGGCCCAAACGCCCCGATCTTAAGCGGTGCCCCTTGGGTTGATAGGGCATTGGTATTGGCAGCCGTTGAGGTTGTGCCATTTGTCAGGTCATAAACTTGCTGGTTTACCCCCGGCCGATACACAAAAGCGTAGAGTTTGGGACTTGCGGGTGTGAGGGCCGCCCCCCCGATGAAGTTAAGATTAAGCGCAGTTGCGCCTATGGTTAAACTCTGCACACTATTAAGGTTCCACGTAAAGGAAGCGGGCGCAGTGTCGAGGGTGTTTCCCACAAGCTGTCCATAGGTAGTCGCCGTGCCGCTTACCCACGTTGGAATTTGACATGCCATGAAGACGGTCAGGGCGGTAGCTGCTTGTGGGTAGAAGTTGGTGATAATTCCATTGACGTTCGCGCCCAAACAAGTAAGGCTATTGGCATTGATCACCGGAGTGCCCAACAACGTGCCTGAATTGGCGCTAATGTCCTGGCTCGTGGCAGCCTGTAAGAGGCTACTTTCCCCTCCAAAAAACCTTGCCCACGAGGGTGCCGCAGAGGTAGTTTTGGGCACCCATGTCATCCCAGGCTTACTGAAGTTGGCCCCGCCAACTTGGAAGATTGTTCCTGTTGTCATCGTGCTTTCCTAGCCCGCAACTAGCGGAAGATTATATGCCATACAGCCGTTAAAGAGAGGGAATGGCAACCCTATCGGGCTTGGGAATGTCAATCCGGTCAGGCCTGTCGGGTCAGTGTATGCTGCGACGTTTTCCACGGGCATCTGGCCTCCAAAATCTTGGTATTGATAGGTTTGGGGGGTCACGGCAGCGTCGCTGTCGAAGACATTGCCCAACCCTCCGTGCGTTGAGCCGTCCGCGTATTGGATGGTGCCAGGGTAGGCGATGGTCCGCTGAGTTGTGATGTCTATTGTTGCGCTTCCCACAATGGCTACGCTCGTAATTGGGTTGACACCGCCTGCGTCGGTAATCACATGACCACCGTCAGCAAACATAATGGGTTGGCAAATTTTGAAGGCGGGTCGAAACTGCACAGGTGGCACAGGCATGTAGTAATTGATGCGGACAGTGTTTCCCCGACACGTAATACGAAAGGGGTACATCGGCTTCCACCCTTTGCCCTGCAATATCCTCCGCAAAACTTTTGCGGCCATTGCTCCCGTCCACCGTTGCCCGTTCGGCGTAGGATGGATACCTGTTGTGGGCCGATAATAAGTCGGGCCAATAACGTAGAAATCAGGCACTGGTGGGTTGAGTGCCATGTTGTATTGGGCCATCACAATAGCGTCATTCAACGTGTCGGTGTTGCTAAGCTGCGGTCCTGTTATTTGGTCCATCAAAAAGAATGGAGGGCGGTTCTGCCCAAAAGCAAGGGCAAAATCCATGCGGAGGTTTTGGATAAGAGTTGTCAGTGCCGTCGTGTAGACAGCTTGTGTTGTTCCAGCTACGACATCCTGATTGCCTTGCCGGTAGATGATCGCAGGGCAACAAATTGCTGAGGCAGGTGCCAATAAGGAATAGGCAGCCTGCCCAGCAGACGCGAAAGCAACGGCACCCGCCAAAAACCTACTGTAGTAATTGGTTCCCTTGGAAAGAGACGCCACAGACTGCCCGGCAATCGCACCGTTGAACACACCAAAGTTAATCGGAGTGTTTGCGCTGCTGTCCAACTGGGACATTTGACTCAATTCATTTGCCGTCGAAATGTTCGGGTCTTCACCAAAGGATCCCCCATTATTTGTAGCGTAGAGGCTGATTGTCCCGCTCGTTGTCCCGTTTACGGCAAACCCATTACTTCCACTTGTGAGGGTGAGGCTAGTTGGGGTGATTGTCCCAATTGTGCGGGACATATCAGAAATTCCGTTATTGTTTATGTAGCCAAGGCCGCCTGTGAAACCTCTTGTCTGGAATAGCTGGGGCAATTCCCCGGCCGGAAATGCCTGCGTGAGGTCAAAAGTTGGTTGTCCCGCACCGCCCACCGCAGTCAGTGTTTCAATCCCTCCCATGTAAGTGACTAGGGTGCCTGTGCAGCTAGTGAAGGTTATGTTGTTTGTGGGACTGGTTGAAACCGCGATTGTCCCACTTATGCTCATCATGCCGCCTTGAGAAGGGACTTGGGCAAGACCAGTTGTAGGGTTTTGATTAACAGACACAAGCGGCGTCAGCACCGCCCCGCCGACCGGGGTGTAGGTTGTTCCAGATTGGGAGAGAGGCCGCGTGTCTGTTCCCAACATCACGTTCCCATTCACGGGAATAACGGATTGAGTCGGCGAGGCTTGGTCAGCCTGCGCCTCACTTTGTCCATAGTTTCCCAGCACGTTAATCTGGGCCGTAGGCCGTTGGCCCGTGACATTGTTTTGCGTGTTGACAAGGATGCTTTCCGACAAGGCAAGTACGTCGCTGCTCAAAAGGTCAGTCGCGCTAAAGGTGCTGGTGGCAGCGACGGCTCCGTAGGTTTGAATCAAACCAACAGCACCGCCCGGATCAGTGATAGCAAAGCCGTTTAGGTTACTAACCTGATTAAAGTTGACGTTTGCAAATGTGGCCGCGGTGCCTTGGGAATAGATGCTCCCATCAGGGGCAAACCGTGTTAACAATCCACCCCCTGGGTCAATCATCAAGGTCGAGCCGTCCCCTGTATTACTGCTGATAGTGATGCCACCCGCCACGCCCACACCGCCCTGCGCCACTGGGTTGGAAAGTGGTAAGTAGAGGCCAGGAAGGGCAATGATCACACTCCCATTAGAGAAGATGATATTCCCCACAGATAGGCTTCCAAGTGTCCCCGCGGAGTTACCCGCTACAGTTGTGGGTGGGGTTCCCGCAGTTGTTACAAAATACGCGGTTTGGTTTGCCGGTGCTGTGTTGAGACTTGGGGTGTTGGTTGCTGCGTTGTAGCCGCTTGATTGAAAATTCAGCCCCGCGATGATAGTCGCCTCAGCCGCCAACCGCGCGGCCGTCTCACTCGCGATGGAGCTGGAAAGGGCGAGGTCACCCGTTGTACGAAGTGTGGTTTCGGTCGTTATGCTGATTTGGAGGGAGGTATCCACCGCAAGGCGTGTCGCGGCTTCGCTTGTGATGCTGGTCCCAAGCAAGCCCTCCGCAAGAGTTGCTCGTGTGATTTCGCTCGAAAGGGAGATGGAGTTGGCAGGGGTAAAACCAAGGCCAGTTATTACCTCAGTCGCGGTGATGGCACCAGGGGGTAAACCGCCTGGAAGGTTTCCATTAACATCAAGGGCTACAATCCCCAACGGCGTGTTGACGGGGATATTGCTCAGCTCGACAGGAAAAATAGGACTGTTGGTTATGGTGCCACTCATGTCATTGCCCTGTGTGGAAAGGATGAGGCCAAAGCCAAGCGCCAAGCGGAATTAAAACCGCCATTATGCCCATTGCAGCTGCTACGGTTTTCCAAAGCATGACGGTCCCAGCAAGTTTACCATCCGCATAGCTTGCACGGGTGAGAAGTGTATCCAGTTTCTCACTGTTTTTGTTGGAAATTTCCTCCACGTCGGAGAATCTTCCAAGGTTTTCAGTGTGCTGCATGGTTTGAAGGGTGCGCAACTGTGAAACGTCCTTATCAAGTGCTGCAAAAGCCCTCTCTAAGTAGGTGACACGGGACGGCAAGCCCGGATCAATTTCGTGGTCATCCGCCATTCCGTGTCACCCAAAGGGTTAGAGTTTGAAGAAAGCCTCAATCTCGGAGAGGATGGGACCAAACAAATCGCCCCACTTCGCCACCGCCGCAACCTGTTCTGCCGTGCCATATGCGGCAATCGAAGGGGCAAGTTTAATGGCGGTCGTCAACGCCGTGGCGGCCGTGGAGAGAGCACTGGCGTGGGAGCCAATGCTATCCAAAACTGAGTTTGCAACCGCCTCCCCCGCGTTGAGACCGGTGGCAACGGCGCCGCCGATGGGGCCGCCGAGGAAAGGCTCCACCACACTGGCGACGGTGTTCACCGTGGTTTCCACCTGAGTTGCTCGCTGCTCGGTGGAAATACCAGCTGTGGGTACGGGGTTCGGCGCCGGCTCCAGCTGGGACGGCGGATTGTTTGCTGTATCATCCATAACGTATTCTCCTATGTGCGGAATTGGGTCCGCTGTCCCACTACGGCCCTACGCCCTCAAGGGTAAGGTTCGTTGTTCCATCACCTGCTGTCACCACCGCACGGACTTTGCGAAAAATATCGGTTAGGGTGATAAAGCCGGGAGTTAAGCTGTTGATAGTGGCGCCATTAAACCAGCGGGAAGAGGCGTCAGGAACACCAAACTCAGTGGCACCCGCACCGCCTCCGGTCTCCAACCACGAGTCAGGCGAGTACTGGATAACGACCGTGCCACCAGTGCCCAGCACCCCACTGAGGTAGAAGGTGCGGGTCATGTTGGCGTAGGTTCCCGCGTGGGTGCAGGGGAAACTCGCCCCTGTAGTGCCATTGGTCGCGTTGCTCAAAAGGATCATTCACTCTTTCCTTCACTCGTCCGATCAACTACTATGGAGACTTTTGACACCTGTCCAGCTTCTGTTCCCTCAAGTAGTTGCTTAACGATGTCCTCAGCCGTCAAGCGCGTAGCGGTGTCAGTCTTCGCCTGGTAGAAGCCGTTTGCCCTAAACCATTTGTCGGCTGCACTCAACTGCACGGCCGGATCAGGATTTAACATGCTTTGACGAATTACTCCCACCGCTAGGGGCATGAGGGCGCGAAACTCGTCATCCACTTCCTTAAAACGGCTGCTGATCACCTGCTTTACAAGAGGGTCATTCAGGGTGGTGGAAACCCACGCAAGGCTTTTTTGCATGATCTCCGCAACTTCGCGGTTGGGCTTTCCCATCAAATGCAAATTGATCGCCTGGTAGTGTACGCCTTTCAGCTTCTCCAGGTTGTAACTTCTGCGCACCCTACTTGAGGTGTAACCCGGCACCCGGCCCTGAGAGTGGTATGGTTTGGGCGGATCGGGCGCGGGTGGAAGGATTTCACTTTCCAAGTGGCTTTACCTTTCCACTCTTAGTTGCACGGGGTTTTGCTTTAGCGATGGTGGTGCCGGGCAGGGATTTGCCTTCCTTCACCTTTTCCCGGAGCAAAGCTTTTCCAAAAGTCTCTTTCCTACTCCTCTTCATGTTGGGGAGTCCCTGCCTCAATCGCATCACAAATTGCCTCATGCTCTTCCCAGGGGAGGTTGAGCAATTCACACACAAACCGTTCTAGCTTGTCGGCCTTCGCATGTTGATCACGGTATGGGCAGTCGGGAGCATCACCAGGCTCTCCCAAACCACCCTCGGCCAAAAAACGCATATCAAACTCGTCAACGGCTTGTGTGGGAATCCTTTGCTCGTTGCAAAGCAGGGCCTCCAAAATTTCGTGCATCGCGATCGCCAACTCGCTGCGCCAATTCCCACTGCGTGAGACTTTGATAACAAGCTGCCCATACCGATCCCAATACCAATCACCCAACGTTTCATATCGCTGCGCTTTGTGGGGCGTGGAGAAAACCTGTATGCTCAACACCACCCTGCTCCCCACTTCGGCTGCGTGCTGCGGAACGGCAAGAAATTCATCCCGACCTCTTGGTCAACCGCCTGATCAAGATGCCGTATGAGATGGACCTTCTCGCCGCCCGCATCGCAAGGATCATAGGCGGGTGCAACCTCGACTAGGTGGAAACTCCAAATTCGTGCGGCGGGGGCTCCACCACCCCTGATTAAACCCCCGCCGCCTTCTCGACAAGCAGTGCCAAGAGGGCGCTCCAGCCCAACGCCTTCCAGGGCCGCTTGGAGAACTGGTAGATACTTCGACCGCAGTTGGGTGAAGGCAGTACTTGTGTGCCGCCGCTTCACCTCCACGATTGTGATTCGCCCGCGGGGAATGTCGAACAGTACACCATCCGGGGAAAACAAGCGCTGTCCTGCAACTTGGGGGCAGCTCCCTTCGGTCGCCTCGAACCATAAGTTGGCCGCATACGCAGTGCCGTACTGGGCCTCGAAGAAACGGCTCACCTTTGCCTGATAAACCAGCCCGGCGCGCACCGATCCGCGCCCTCGGACCTCGGAAGCGGCAAAGACTGGTGGCGCGGTCAGCCGTACCCTAAGTGCGGGCGCGGTCATCATGCTCTTGCGATCCTTTTACACCTTGTGCCGGCTTTTCGTTGATTGGCTTCGTGCCGGCGTGGGCGGCGACCGCAACGGCAAACAGTTTTTCTGCCTGCGCCCCACGGGCTTTGGCCGCGCCGCTTGATAGCATCTTCGCAAGTGTGGGGTTGGTCATGGCACAAGTCTCCGTGGCGTGGCGTGGCGTGGCGTGATTTGGTGGCGCGACCACCTTAATGGAGGATGCGGCCTGCGACCTCAAAATGCAACCCTTTTTAGGCGGTGGGCGGGGACAGGAAACCTCATAAGTGCGAAAAGGTTTTCACCAACTTGAAAAATTTCTCAGAAATGGTCCCCCGGGGGGTTCGCATACCCCGTCAAGGGGTCTGGCCGGCATACCAGCCATGCTGTGGGTGCATGGCTAGGACTATTTTCCTATATGCTGTAGACGCATAACAGCTACGCAAAAATAACATGCACGACACATAGTTGCGCCCGCCAGGCTGGATGGCGCAACAATCTTGCTCCCCGCGGCGGCCACGGCGCAACAATCTTGCTGTGCATCCCGCGCATAGCATACCACCCATGCGCGCCCTCGGCGCATGGCACACATCTTGCCGCGCTAACCCGCCGTTACCATTTCGCTTGTGAGATGATGCGGCCACCGTGTCGAAGTGCGAAGAAGTTTCCCACACGGAACGAAAAACGGCGATTTATTGCCTTTTGGGAACAAAAACGCCCGGCGAAGGCGCCACTATGCGCCACTATGCGCCATTCGCATACCTGCCATACGGTTTTAACCACCAAAAGAACGGCAAAATGCGAAAAGATTTCTAGTAAAATCTTCGCACTCATGCCATAACTCTTTTGCGGGAATCATCCCTCACCCCGGCGGGAATTGTCCCTCCCACCGAGAAAGCAAAGGATATCTAACATGGTCGATACAACAAATTTTCGAGCCCGCTACGCGAAGCCGGGCAGCTCAAGTTACATAGAGTATGAGTTGGGCTTCAACGGCCGTCACCATTACCTTTTACGGGAAGGTGAAGATTACGCCGGTTTGTGGTTTGATGACAATAAGGTTCTTCAAGATTATGACGGCATCTTCGAGTTACCCGATCGCGCCCGCGCCACCATCATCGCGGCGGGCTTTTCCCTAGGGGACATAGGATGAACCGCACCCTCATCATCCGCCGCTACCGCGCACAAAGATCACACTTCCTCGCCCTCCTAAAGCGCCGCCATCTCGTAGAGGAAGCTGTCATGGCGCGGGCTATCACGGCGCTCCGGGATGCTCATGCCGCCCTCATCTCGCTCCCGCCCACCGATCTTGTTGGTTTCGACTAGGGCATTGCGGGCATCGCGGGCATGGTCCGATCCCATGCCCTCTCGCCTCCCTCCCCTTTCCCTCTCATAGCCTCCCTAAAGGTGTTGCATCTTCCCTCACCTTATGCTATAAGAGAGAAAGAGGATGGCCTTCATCCTCCCGCGCGGGCGGCGTTATCCGCCCTATCTCACGGAGTTTACCATGTCCAACCCTGTCATGCCGGGCGAACGCACTCGCAAACTTAAGTACGGCTCCATCGCCGAGGCAGCCGCCTCCGGCGCAATCACCATCGCGAGCGCAAAAGAGGGCGGAAAAGCGGTGACCTTCGCCATTTCCGACATTCCCGCCTCGCTGAAAAACCACATTATCCTTTTCGGCGTTAAGAACCTCGTTTCCGATCGCGTTGCCCATATCGAAGACGCCAATGCCAAAATCACGGCCATGTCGGAGATTTGGGAGAACATCAAAAAAGGCGAATGGTCCGAGAAGCGTTCGGCGGGCGAAACCGAGGACGGCTTGAACCAAACCGCGATGGATTTCGTAACGGCGGCTTCCATCCTCTTGAAGAAGCCGGTCGAACAACTCACCGGCGCCCTACTCGCCCTCGACCCGGCCGCGCGGAAATCTTACATCAAAGAGAAATCCGCCCATTCCGCCATCAAGGCCCACCTCGCCACCATCGCCGCCGAGCGGGCGAAGGAAAAGGCAAAGACTCTTGCGAAAACGGCCAAGCAAGAGGATGTTGCCTTCTCCCTTGATGACCTCGAAGGGGAAGGCGAGGGCGAGGGCGAGTAATCCTCACATCGTAACGGATGCCGGGGGCGAAATCCCCCGGCAATTTCTCTTCGCATTTGCTATTGACACATCCATCCTTCCCCTCGCCGGAATAGAGGGTAGCTTCACGGCTACCCTCTTTCTTTTGACAACCCTCCCTCCCGATCGCGGCGGCGTACGACGGACCCTCCCGCCTCTATCCCATGCGAGACGGCCGCCCGGCTTCGCCCCATGCCCCTCCCCGATCTCCCCGGCCCTACCCTACCCGCCCGCCCCCCTCGCCGCCTACGGCCATCCCTAGCCTCTCCATAACCTTATCGCCTAAAGATACCCGGTAGCGTTCAACACGTATTCGCACCCCCCTCCCCCTTCCTTCCTGCCGAGACGTTTCTCTTTTTTGATACGCAGGGAGTGTTGTTTCTATACTATCTCTATTAAATATATAGAGAATAAAAATAAACCCCAGGTTGTACGTCTCATAATATAGACTAGTCTCACTGCGAACATAGATGGGGGGGGGTCGCAATACGTTCTAAACCCTACCGGCTCTCTCTTTCGCACTCTCTTGCACTCTGCCATCCTCCATACTATCCTCGTCCTCGCGGAAAGGATTCCGCGACTTAATCGGAGTTACTCACATGAAAATAGATGAAAACAAGCGAAAAGAGGTTATTACTGACGGAGTATCCATCCCCGCCTGTCACATGGCGCACATCACAGGGTTGATAGGGCCGGATAGCTATTTCACGCAATTTGCCGGCTATCTCTTCTATCAAGGGACACTTTTCGGTTACACCGATGCGGTGCATTTTGGTGACGTGTATCATATGGGCTACGTCACGACGATCCTGCTAAACTATGACGAGGCAACGTCGTGAAGGAGGCGCTCCTCTATCGGCCACCACCACCAGAGTTACTCCTGTTCGCAATGGCCTTCAACGAGCGGAATAAGGAAAGGGGCTACGCCTTCAGGGGGTCACCCGAGCCTTCTGCCGATGCCCTCGGCAAAGTCACGGCCCTTTCCCGTTGGCGCTCTCGCACCCTCTCGCGTTTTGCCAATTTTGACATGCCAATGGGGATTGATGGGGAGGGTGCCGACAGCTTTCTCAAAGAGTTTGGACTCACGTGGGTTGATCTCAACTCTCTCGTCTTTCGGACTGACCCACGCCGGGCAGTTTCATCCCCTTTGCGCAGCCTCATCATCTATCTCCCCCACATCACCACGTTTGAGTAAACCACTATGACACAGCCATCCCATCATCCATCAACCATTTCCCAGGGGCAAGGCGGCACTCGCCACATCCTTGAGCGCATCATGAAACACGAAAGAGAAGGAACACTTATGAGCAAGTTATTCACGCTTCGCAACCTTTCCGTCATCTCTTATTGCAACGGCTTCACCCACTGGCATTATCGGGGCAACTTCGCAAGCGCGTTGGAAGGAGGCTTCTTCTCCGATGCAAGAGATCTTATTGCCTTTGGCGACATGATAACGGTTTCGGATGAGACTTCATGTGGAATCATCTTCGCCAGCCACGACGAGGGCCGCAACATGGTCATGCGGCCACTACTTGCGGTTTAGTTGGTGAGGAAGTTACCACACCTCCCATAGCGTAGCACCCTCCCACCACTCACGTTCCCTTACGGTTTCACTTGTTTGGTGGGAGGGAAAGTGCTATAAGATTTCTCATAACCTTTTCGCATTCCCATAAGGAACCACCCCATGCAAAAGCCAGATCCCCTTGGCATCGACTGGTCAACCCTCCCGCCCCAGGTTGCCAAGGTTGCCAAACCCCCCGCCATCTTCCACCAGGCAGACATCGTGTATGCCCCCGCTCTCTTGCGCGAACCCGATGCCATTGTCCTCATCCTGCGCAGGATGACTTGCCTCGTTTGCCACAGCGTATCCGAAGCGCCGGAGGAAAACCTCTTCACACGGACCGGCGGCCGCTTTAGCCAAACCCGCCAATCCATTGACGCCTTCGCCGGGGTGCGGCGGGAGACCAAAATAATCCACCTCTCCGCCACCTTTTGCGGCAACTGTTTCAAGGTCAAAGCGCCGTGAGTGGTGTGAGGGGACCCAAGAAGCGAGAAATCCCTTACGAACGGATTAGCAATATCGCTGTCCCACGTGAAACCTACGCCCAAGTGCGGCTTCTGCTACTCGATCCGGTGACCAAAAAAGTCAAATGGGGTGCCATGTCACAGTTGGTGACGCGCCTCCTCCAAGATTGGGTGGATAAGCAGCGCGTCACGGCCGTCACAACCGTCCCCCACACCTTCTTAAAGGAAAGCCCTGAAGAATGATCCAACGCTCTTCCTTCGACCCCACCCAAACAGTGGCCGAACCAATCAACGACCTCGAATACATGCAGGACTTGCGTTCGCGGGTACTAGCGGGCGAGCACGTCTCAAGCGAAGAGTATTCCCGCGTGTTGGAAAGCCTGCGCCGTTCCCGCACGGCGGCACCGGCGGTGAAGCCCCGCACTTCGCGAGCCAAATCAACAAAGCCTGCTCTACCAGCAACAGAAGCCACCGCAGCAGCCGACGCCCTTTTCGCTTTCGATTGAGGGCGCGATGACCTTAGCACCAGCCCGTGCCCGCATTTGCTATGAGTGTCGCGCCGCCTTATGCGCCATGCGTGCCACACCCGAGGATGACTGGCCACTCTGCTTCACCTGCGGACGCGCCATCACCCTTGAAGCCTGTGCCAACATGGACGAGGCCAACATTCTTGAGGCTTCCATCCCAGGTATTACCAAGCCCACCTTAACAGAAATAAGGAACCTAGTCAATGAGCACCGCAAACACAAAACCACCCTTCCCCACCGCAATAGATAGCACAATGCGAGCGGCCTTTTCCGCTTGCCCGGCCAAATTCCGCAACTCTTACGTGATGAAGAAAACCTCAAGTGGCCCCATGTCGGTTCACCTTGTTTTTGGTGGTGCTTACGCAAGTGGCCTTGAAGCGATGCGCCGGGCCTTCTACGAACGCGGCACCCCGCTCCGCGAAGCCAAAACCCTAGGTCAAGAAGCCATCATGTCTTATTGGGTGAGGACGGGCTTCACATCAACACCCGAGGGCACACCCAAAACTCTCGTGCGATGCGTGGATGCTTTTGACAGCTACCTCAAAATCTTCAACCCCTCTGAGGATTATCTCCGTCCGGTGCGCCTCCAAGAGGGTCTGCCCGACGCAGCAATCGAGTTTTCCTTCGCCCTCCCGATCCCAACACTTTACCACCCCACAAGCGGTGACCCTCTCCTATACACAGGGCGATTTGACATGCTCGCGACCACCAACGCGGGCGCCCTTTACATCGTGGATGACAAAACGGCCGGCCAACTTGGCAAAGCCCTCACAACTTCCATGCGCCTCAAATCCCAATTCACCGGCTATATGTGGGCCTGTCAACAATACGGCTACAATCCCACAGGCGTCGTCATCCGCGCCACGCAGGCGCTCAGAACTAAAATCGAGCACGCCGAGCTGATCGAGCAGCGCCCGCCCTTCGCAATCGAGTGGTGGCTCGCCCAACTCCAACGCGATGCCGCAAGGATGATCGCGATGTGGGAAACTTCCCAATGGGACCACTCCTACGATGAGGCGTGTGGCTCCTATGGCGGCTGCGAATTTCAGGACGCTTGCGCGGTTGAGGATGAAATCACCTACCTGAACAACTTCTACACCCACCGCGACTGGGATCCCCTAGCCCTCGCAAAAGATAGAGACGCCCCCTGATATATGTCGCGCCTCCGGGATGGGAGGCGCGCAAAGTTAAAACCCAAAAGACATCTAGTAAAGGACACCACCCCTATGAAAATACCCTACGCCAAACTTGTCTCTGCAATCCGAAAGAGAGAGACTTCCCTTGACAACCCTGGCTTTTGCCTCTCTTGCGGGGAAGAGCAGGAAGGTTGTGAGCCGGATGCACTCGGCTACACTTGCGACTATTGCGGCGAGCCTCGTGTGTATGGCGCGGAAGAAATTCTCTTGAGGGGGGAATTTGAATAATGGCACCTTTTCGCCCCCTCTTGGCTTACGACGCCACGAAGCAGCCACTCACATTCCCACTCTACGCATCGGCCAAGATTGATGGCATCCGCTGCCTAATCACCTGGGGCGGACCAGTCACGCGAACACTAAAGCCAATCCCCAACCACTTCATACGGAAGAGCCTCTCTGCTCTTCCGTACGGCTTGGACGGTGAATTGATCGTCGGCACATCCTTCCAGCAATCCACAAGCGGTATCATGTCACAAGAAGGTGAACCCGATTTCACTTATTGGGTGTTTGACCACTTCGACTTGGCAGGTGATAGAGACTTCATCTATCGGCTAGAAGGCTTGGTGCAAATCTTAACCAAGTTTCTCGACAAAAATCCCCAATTTCGCAACATCGTCAGGCTTCTCCCTCACCGCCTTTTGGGGAACCAACAAGAACTCGACCTCTTTGAGGAAGAGTGCCTCTACCAAGGTTTTGAGGGTGTGATGGTTCGATCGCCCACGGGCAAATACAAACATGGAAGAAGTACAGCAAATGAGCGGATTCTTGGCAAAATCAAACGCTTTGCGGATCGGGAAGCTACAGTCCTTGGGATTACCCCGCTATTCCGCAACCAAAATCCTGCTCAACTCAACGCTCTTAATCTCACTGAGCGATCCCATGATGCCAGTGGCAAAGTGGAAACAAACCTCTTGGGCAGTTTGGTTGTACGTGACCCAGGGTTCGCGTCGACGTTTGAGATCGGCTCCGGGTTCACTTCCGCGCAGAGGAAGCGGTTGTTTGACAACCCGCCCCTCGGCCAAATCGTCAAATACAAATACCTTCCACACGGAACAGTGGAAAAACCCCGCCACCCCATCTTTCTGGGCTTCCGCCACCCAAGTGATGTATCCATAGGCGAAACCCCATGAAACCCTCCGAAATCCTGCGCGCAGCGCGGGCGAAGATTGCTACGCCGGAGCGGTGGACGAAGGGCCAATTTGCGAGGGACGCCACAGGTTATTGGGTTTCTTATGACAATTCGGATGCAGTTGGCTGGTGCGCGGAAGGGGCCGTTTACGCAGTGCTGCTCGGTCATGTTAAAGCCGACGATTTGTTTGTGTTCTTGGACCGCGCATCAGGCGGAAACACGCCATTTTTCAACGACGCCCCCTCCACCACGCACGCCGATGTCATGGCTATGTTCGACCGCGCGATTGCGCTGGCGGAAGCGGAGGAAGTCAAATGACCACCATCCTCTTCGCAGCCCTTGTTTTCCTAGCCTTCTACCGTTTCGCACCGGAAGTCCTCTACTTCCTTGCTCTCTGTTTCCTATTCGCCCTACTCACCTACACTTTCCTCATCTACTTCCCCTCGTTTTGAAAGGACCAACACCGTGCCCCTACCAAAATTCAACATCATCCTGCAAGGCCCCACGGGGGGCGGCAAAACTCATGCCCTACGCACCCTCGTCGAAGCGGGCCTCGAACTCTTTGTCATAGCAACCGAACCCGGCATTGCCAACGTGCTTGGCGACCTCCCCCAAGAGGTTTGCCACTGGCACTACATCGCGCCCGCCCTTCCCGATTGGGATACGATGAAGACAGGCGCCACAAACATCAACTCAATGGGGATCGACCAACTTTTGAAGCAGACTGGCCAGCGCCACGAGTATCGTCAATTTATCGAACTCTTGGATGTGTGTGCCAACTTCACCTGCGACCGCACGGGCCTCTCTTATGGTGCGGTTGACAGTTGGCCAACCTCCCGCGCCCTGGCGGTTGATGGCCTCACCGGCCTATCCATCATGGCGATGGACCTCGTGGTGGGGAACAAACCCGTCAAATCTCAAGCAGATTGGGGCATGGCGATGGATAACTTGGAGCGACTCATCACCAAATTCACCACCGGCACCCGATGCACGTTTGTGCTGATTGCCCACCAAGATAGGGAGATGGATGAGATCACCGGCGGGACAAAAATCACCGTCTCCACCCTCGGCCGCAAACTCGCGCCCAAAATCCCGCGTTTCTTCGATGAAGTAGTTTTGGCCGTGCGCGAGGGAACCAATTTCAAGTGGTCCACAGCCGAGATGGGAGTTGATTTGAAGGGAAGAAAACTTCCTATCAGCGACAATCTCTCCCCGGACTTCTCCCAACTCTTTTCATAAGGACCACGGTATGCCAACAGAACTTGAGAAAGCAATCAACCGGTTTGCCCGCGCGAAGCTACAGCTTCGCCGCAGCGCTGATTGGCCGCAGGCCCGGAATGGGCAGCATGTCGAAAACCAACGCCAGGTTTTCCAAGAACTTGCCTTGGAGGTTGTCCTCCAGCGAGAGCTAATTCGTCAAGCTATCGACGAATTGGTTGAGGCGGAAATGGAGCGCATCCAGTCTGCCTCACAAGCCTAACAAACCAGTAACCTCAACAGTAACGAAAGAACAGAAAGATGAGCATTTTCAATCCCGACACTTTCCTTGGCGCCACCACAACAGAAGCCCTTGACACAAAAGTCCCGCGGGTTCCAGATGGTATTTGGAAAGGCCAAGTGAAGAGCCTCAATTTTCGCACCCTCGAAGCCTCGGCTGACAAGGGTGAGCGTACCATCATGGAGGTCACGTGGAGTATCCTCGATGAGAGCGTCAAAAAAGAGACCGGCTTGCCCGAACCAACTGTGCGGCAGACGATCTGGCTTGATCTTGATGCGCAGGGCAAACTCGCGGCGGGCGCCGGCAAAAACGTCAGCATCGGTCGTCTCCGCGAGGCTCTTGGGCAAAACAAACCCGGCAAACCCTGGGCACCCGCCCACCTTGTTGGGGGTATGGCGAAGGTGAGCGTGAAGAGCACCGTCAACAAACGCGATGGTGAAACCTATTCCGAGGTGGATAAGGTAGCCAAAGCCTAACCAAGCAACCTGGGTGGGCATCACTTGTGTGCCCACCCTCTTTTTGGAGTAACTGTGTAATGCAAGCAAACTTTCCCACAATCCTATCTGCCGTCCTTGCCCTCGAAGGCGGGTTCAGTGACAACCCTGTCGATCCTGGCGGGATAACAAATCTTGGTGTGACTGCCCGCACGTGGGCCTCCTATATTGGCGTAGATGTCGCTAACGTGAGCGAAAGCGTTATACGCAGCTTAACGGTTGCAGATGTGGAACATCTCTACCACGATATGTTTTGGAATCCCATCCAAGGAGACGCTCTCCCCAGTGGTATTGACGCGATGGTTTTCCACATGCAAGTCAACGCGGGCAAAGTTGGGGTGAAAATCCTCCAACAATACTTAGGTCTAACACCTGTTGACGGCCAACTTGGTCCTAAAACACTAGCTGCCCTGAAAATTTCCCTAACACAAACCAACATCATCACCAGTATACTTGTTCTTGGCTATCGCCAGGACACTTACTACAGATCGCTCCCTGGTTTCCCCACCTTCGGAAAAGGTTGGCTCAACCGTGTTTACACCATGCGGACCCTCGCCATCAGGTTGGCGAATGGAGTTGTGCCGCCGACATCGGATAAGGCGCTCGCCTAGTGACCCGAGCGATGTTATAATCCATCTTTAATGTGTGAGGGAAAGATGAAACTTACAGTTGTGATACGGCTCCCAAACACCACAGGTAGCGCGGATTGGGTTGGCCGCGAAACTGTGGTCTTTGACGGCCCTCAGATGGCAGCAAGTATAGACTTTGGCCACCTAAAAATCAGCGGAATCACCCACATAGACGGGAACAACCTTGATAGCCCCTCTCAGGTAGTCTTCCCACCCCACCAGTGGCTTTCCTATCTCGCTACCCCATCCGACCCCAAGGAAACCCCCTAACATGCCCATCATCCCCCTCGACACTATCCACCTCAAACCCGGCCGTATCCGCACGGAGTTTGACGGTGAAGCCATCCACCGCCTCGCCAATGTAATCCTAGAAGACGGATTATTGCACGCCCCCACCGTAGATAAAGAAGGCAATCTCTTGGCGGGTGAGCGTCGTCTCCGTGCCATCACCCTCCTTTCCAAACAGGGCCTCGGTTTCATGTGGGCAAACAAGCGCATTGAGCCGGGCGAGTGCCCCGTGGAGGTTTTTCACTCCACCGAAGAGCTGATCCTTCTCCGCGCAGAATTGCGCGAGAACACCGAGAGAAGCGACATCACCTGGAAAGAGAAGGTCGCTGCTACGGAACGCCTCTTGAGGTTGCAGGGAATTGAACGCGAGATACGCGGGGAGCCCGCCCTCCCAGAGCGCATGATGATCCGGGAGTTGGCGACTGAACTTGGCAAAGAAAAAAAGAAATCCGTGCCAAGTTATGTAACTAACAAAACCCACGAAATCACGAGGGATAACCTACTCGCGGCGTGGCTGGATGACCCGGAGGTCAGTGCGGCAAAAACCGCCAATGAGGCTTATAAGATTGTGGAGGCAAAACTTGTGGAGGCAAAGCGCAAGGCCCTCTCTCGGGAGTTTAAGACCGCAGCACCCGTGATGCGCCACACCCTAATCCACGGCGATGCGAACATCGAACTTGCGAAGTTGAGCAAAAACACTTTCGATGTGATTATCACAGACCCGCCCTACGGCGTTAACATTGATGGATATGCCAGCCTCCAAGGCGGTGTCGATCACCACTACGATGACAGTCCCCAAGTCCTAGAGGAATTGCTCCACACCTTCTCCACCGAGTTTTTCCGGGTCACCAAGCCTGAAGCCCACCTCTATATGTTTTGTGACTACACCTGGTTCGAGATCATCCGGGCCAAGCTTTATCCTTTGTGGTACGTTTGGCCGCGGCCGTTGATATGGCACAGGAGTGACAGCACCGGCATGTTGCCCCGGCCGCAACACGGCCCACGGCGCAATTACGAGTGTATCCTTTACGCGATCAAAGGTGATAAGCGCGTGCAGTTTGTTGGAAATGACGTGATAAGCCTCCCATCCGACAAAGGGCTAACCGAAACAACCGCAGCGCGCAAGCCAGTCGATCTCTACGTGGAGCTTTTGCGCCGTAGCGTCGTGCCGGGAAATCAGATCCTCGATAGCTGTGCAGGGAGTGGCCCGGTGTTTGATGCGGCGGAACGCTTGGAGTGTATTGCGACGGGGATTGAGTTGAATGAGGCGCTGGTAGGCGTTTGCTCAGAACGGCTTAGGAATATAGCGAAGAGAGCTGGTTTGTAAATGCGAAGAAATAATCCATAACCTTTTCGCACTCGGAGCACCCACCCCATGCGTCTTATCCAATCTGGCCCAAAAGATGCCCGCATTATGATAGTCGGGGAAGCCCCTGGGAGAGAAGAAGCCCAAAGCGGCCAACCCTTTATCGGTCCTAGTGGGAGTGAGTTAAACCGCCTCCTTTTGGAGGCCGGTATCAACCGCAGGGAGTGCTTCATCACCAACGTCTGCCACGCCCAAGCACACAAAAACGACATAGAGCTGTTTTTCCACACAAAAACAGAAGCAAAATCACTTGGCCTTGAGGTGTTTTGGGGGCGCTATCCCAACCAAACAGTGAGGGATGGCGTGGCGCAGCTTCTTCGGGATGTCAACGAAGTAAAACCCAAACTAATCATTGCGCTGGGGAATACACCTTTGTGGGCTCTGACGGGCAAAACAGGTATCATGTCTTGGCGGGGCAGCGCCCTCTCGTGCGACGCAGGGGGCCTTGCCATTCCACTTCTTCCCACAATCCACCCGGCAAACATCCTTCGCGACTTCTCCAACCGCTACCTTGCTTTGCAGGATTTGCGCCGCGCCGTCAACTTTTTTGGCGACCGCACTTGCTGGTATGAGCCGACCCGAGCTTTCACCATCCGACCAACCCTCGATAATGTCAGCAAATTTATCCAAAACCTTCTCTTCGCAATGAGCCTTAGTCCCACCACCATCGCCTGTGATATCGAGACCCGCCAAGGCCAAATCGCCTGTATCGGCATTGCGACTGACAAAACAAACGCTATCTGCATCCCCCTACTTTGCGTGGAGCGTCCCGAAGGCTACTGGAATGAGCATGAGGAATTGCTTTTGTGGACCCTGCTCCGGCAACTTCTCACCCACCCCAACGCTCGGTGCATATTCCACAACGGCGCCTACGACCTCCAATACTTCGCGAAGCAAATGGGCTTCATGCCGCGGATTGCCCACGACACCATGCTAATGCAACACGTTGCCTTTCCGGGATTGAGAAAATCCCTCGCCGTTTGCGCTTCCCTCTACTGCACCTATCACCGATATTGGAAAGACGACGGCAAGGAATGGGACAAAACGCTGCCCGAAGAGCAGCTTTGGACCTATAATTGCACCGATTGCGTGAGGACTTATGAGATATGGGAAGAACTCACAAAAGTGCTTACCTCCCTCAATCTTGTGGAGCAATACACATTCCAAATCGAGGAATTATTTCCTACCATCTTGGAGATGATGCTCAGGGGCGTCACCATTGACCTCGACTACCGCGCCTCCCTGGACCAAGGGCTCTCCCACAAACTCAATCAAATCGAGCAGTGGCTCACCATCGCGACTGGCCACCCCCTCAACCCGCGCTCGCCGACCAAAATCAAACAGCTGCTCTATGAGGATTTGGGCTTGCCGGTAATCCGCAAGCGGGCGACTGGACTTCCCACCACTGATGATGAAGCCCTTGAAAAAATCAAACTCCGCTACCCTTTGATACGCCCCCTTTGCGACAAAATCCTAGAAGCGCGCTCTGTGGGTGTCTTCCTAAACACCTTCGTCCATGCCCGCGTACCACCAGACGGTCGGATGCGGACGACGTATAACCTTGCCGGTACAGAGACTTTTCGTTTCTCATCCAGCGAAGATAGCTTCGGTTACGGGACTAACCTTCAGAACATTCCAAAAGGAAACGAGTGATGGATAACAAAGAGTTTATACGCTTGCTTAACAAAGAGAAGAGAGCTGCCAACACGTGGGCACACATCAAAAGCGGTCTCCGGCTCGCTATTGAAACAATCCACGAAGCTAACAAGAAATGGTGGATCGACCTTCACACAGACAAGCCTCTGGAGCGCAACGTTGGTGAGATGCTCATGCTCATTGTTAGTGAGATTGCTGAGGCGATGGAAGGTCACCGCAAAAACCTAATGGACGACAAACTTACACACCGTAAGACGCTTGAGGTCGAGCTGGCAGACGCGATGATTAGGATTTTTGACCTTGCCGGGGGGCTTGGCCTCGACCTACCAGCCGCAATAGAGGAAAAATGCCTCTATAATGCTCACCGCTTGGACCACACCCCCGAACACCGCAAGGGCGAACATGGAAAGAAGTATTGAGATGGATAAGCCGGAACAAAACGAGCCAACCTTTACACTTCTTGGCCGCGATCGCCAAGCCCCTGATGCCGTCCGCCAGTGGGCCTACGCACGGGAGCGCGCAGTCAACACGTGCTTCGCCCCTTTATCCGACCTGCAAAAAGTTGAGGCAGCCCGAAAAATTGCAAATGAAATGGAAGAGTGGCGAAAACTTCACCGGCCCCAAAGCGACACCGAGATCGCGAAACCAAACTTTTTGGGGAAATAGCAGCCATGACTCTTCCCAACATTCGCAAGATGTTCAAACCAGACCAGGATCACATCATTTTCGAGGCCGACCTCGCTGGCGCTGATGCACAGGTTGTCGCCTGGGATGCCGATGATGCTGACCTCAAGCATATGTTTCGCAACAAACTCCCGGTCCACTGGGAAAATGCCAAGGCTATTTTTGGGGCCGTGGAACCCCGTCTGCTAACGGCCAAGTCCGACAACGAGGTGAAGGCCCATCCTGAACTTGACAAATACCGCCAATACGCAAAGGTTGGTGTCCACGCCACCAATTACGGGTGCAAGCCACCCACGCTCGCCAGCCACCTCAACATCACCGTGCCGGCCGCGGCCAAATTCCAAGAAGGGTGGTTCCGCGCCCATCCTGCAATCGCAAGGTGGATTGAGCGCACAGAAGATGAGTTGATGGCCACCCGGACCGTTCACAACGCCTTCGGCTACAAACGCTATTACTTCGATCGGGTGGATGAGGTCCTCCCACAAGCACTTGCGTGGCGCCCCCAATCCACAGTCGCTATCTGCATCAACAAAGGAATGGTCGCCTTCCGCAAGTGGGTGAAGGAAGAAGGTTTGCGTGCCAACCTGCTCCTCCAAGTCCACGATAGCTTTGTTGGCCAAGTCCACAAATCTCACGCCCGCCTCGTCCTACCCCACATCCAAACCCGATGCAGTATCACAATCCCCTACGCTGACCCTTTAACAATCCCCCTCTCACTATCTACGTCCGATCTCTCGTGGGGAGATTGTAAAAGCTATAGGTTGGGGGATTGGGAAGAGTGCGTCACCACCGCGATTGGCTGAAAGCCTATTTGGAATATACTGAAAACAGTGAGGCTCCCGAGGTCTTCCACCTATGGACGGGCCTTTCCACTATCGCGTCCACATTGAAGCGCAAGTGCTTCATCGACCAGGGAAAGTTTCAGTGGCACAGCAATATGTTTCTTTTCTTTATTGCACCACCGGGTGTTGTCTCCAAATCCACTACGGCCGATATCGGCACGAACTTACTTCGCCAAATAGAGGGTGTTACCTTCGGACCAAGCATTATGACGTGGCAAGCAATGGTGGGTGCGTTCGTCGCGGCGACAGAGGAATTTATGAATGTCCGCGGCGAGGTGGAATTGATGTGCCCGCTGACGGTTGTAGCCAGCGAACTCGGAACCTTTCTGGACCCAACAAACCGGGAAATGATCGACTTGCTTGTGAGCCTATGGGACAGTCGCAATGTTCCGATCGAGAAATTGACGAAAGGTGGTGGGCTAGAGCGCGTCGAAAATCCGTGGATAAACTTAATCGGCTGTACAACGCCCTCCTGGGTGTCGCAGAACCTCACGAGTTATTTCTCCGGCGGTGGTTTTTCCAGCAGGACGCTCTATATCTACACAGAGACAAAGCGTAAACTCGTTGCCTATCCGGGCTCGCAGACACCCTTCAACAAAGACCTCGAACGCACATTGGTTGAAGACCTCCAGCGTATGTCTCTCATCAATGGGCCGTACACCCTCACCCCCGAGGCGATTAAGCGGGGCGAGATGTGGTATGAGGAACTACACACAGCCGATCACCCTTTCAAACACGATGAACGCTTCATGCACTACCTCGCGAGAAAACAGGCGCACGTCCACAAAGCCGCTATGCTTCGGGCAGCAAGTTTGCGGGATGAACGCCACATTATGGAGAGTGATCTTTTGTGGGGTATAGAGCGGGTAAGTGCTCTTGAACCCAATATGGTGAAGGCTTTTGGTGGCTTAGCCCGTGAAGAGATTGTTAACCTTCAAATGAAACTTTTGGAAATCATGCGGGTGAAGAAGAAACTAAAGAAGCAGGCCCTTTATCAGGAAGTGATGTTCTCAGTGGGTTATGAAACCTACACAAAGGCGCTAGAAGCAATCCTTGGGACGGGGATGGTGCAGCTCACCTCGGAGGCTACTGGTTTGACATTGGAGTTTGTGGGGAGTTAGACGAGGGTGCATTTGCCGTGTTGATCGCACCAACGGCGAAAAGGCGGGTCAGCCTCGGCCTCCACATCTCAATCATCCTATCCCACGCGGGTGTGTTTGGTGTCACCTTAGACGACGCATGGATGAAATTGCGTCCCACGACTGTGTTTGCCAACGTATCCAAGATGTTATAGGTGCCCTTCAAAATCACGTGGGAAAGCATCACTTTACCAAGCAAACCAAGATGGACACTCCCAGCAAGAAGCCCCTCAACGGTCTGTTTTGCAGCTCCCATAGAAGACAGCCCGCTCGCCAATGCACCTGCTTGCGGGCTGATAAGATGGCTTCGCGCGTTAGCTGCGGCATCGGCCTTAACAAAGTCCCTTAGCTGATCAAAAACATCTCCCCATTTACCCGTTTGAAACTCTTTTGCAACCTCAAGCCGCCCTGGTGTGAAGAAGTTGTTAAACTTCACCGGGTTGATGTGGCCTGTCGCCGGGTTGATGCTTCTTGCCACCCCTTGTTTGAGGGCAAGGTTAAGCACGTTTTGCTTTCCCGAATCACTCATCATAGGAGCCAAGACCTTTGCCGCATCTGTATCCGCAGTGTCAATCATCCCGTGGACGGCCAAGAGCTGCTCTTGAGGGTCTTTTGATAAGAGAGCCGCACCATATTTTTTGAGAGGGCGCAGCCTATCCACGTATTGTGATTGCATCCCGTCGAACACTTTTTGCCCCGCAGGTGTATGGGTGAGGGCGTTGCGAAGGCTCTGGTCAAGTTGGGACTTTATTCCCAACAGCGCATTAGTTGCTTTGCGATTTCCCTCACCCACCGCGTTTTGCAGATGATCTCCAATCTGGGAAGAGAGTTGTGAGAGAGTGGAGAAATCGCTCTTTGCTTTCGGCAGCAAATCAAGACCCTGCGCCTCCAACTTTTGCACTACCGGCGCCATTTTGGGATCGGTCAAGGGTGTACTAAACTGTGCTTGGGTCTCCTCAAAATTCTTACCCTTCGGAGCCACCAAATGATCCAGCGCCCTAATTGTACTCGACAGGGCTTGTTTGCTTACATCGTCTTTGGTGAGTTGCGGCAGCAAAGCCCTCGCTTCTTCCACCTTCGGTGTAATTTGCGAAAGGTCAACCCCTCCACTTTCCCCCACCATTTGGTCCAGTCGTTGCGAACGCATGGCAAATTGCTTGTCCATGTTTTGCACCTGGGCACTCACCTCAGCCATACCCTGCGACACATCGGGTTTCCAATTCTTCACCGCAAGCATTACTGCTTTGAGCGGTCCTTCCACCGCATGGCTGTTTGCAAGCTTTGTAACCAACTTACCCGCAAGGGCACCACCGCCGCCAAGCAACACACTAAGCGCCGCTCCGTCTTCCGCGCCACTAACCCGCTGCGTATTTCGCTCTTCGGTTGTGTCACCACTCTCTTCCTGGGCCGCACCCGCGGCAGCGCCGCCGCCCACAACACCCAGAGCCTTCCCCGCACCCTCACCAAGCTTAACAGCTTCCGCAGCCTTGCCAATCACCTTAAAACTACCGAGAAGGCCACCCCCAAATAGAAGCGGCGCCGCCTGTCCGATGAATTGGCCTGACTGTCCCGCAAGGGTATCCCCACCACCTTGCCGGATCATGGCATTGCTGGCTTTGTCTGTGTAATTTCCCACCTGCTTACCGAGGTTTCCCAAATGAAGCACATCGGCGAGGGTCTGAACAGTCCCGCCAATCCCTTTCACAATCCCTGAATTTATTCCTTGTGCAAAGTCATCGATCACCGGGAGATGTGGCAAACTATCCACATCTTTTTGGGCTTTTTCTACCAGCACCTGTTTCTGTGCATAGCTTTTCATCACCCCGTTGATCACATCCACGGACGTACCTGCGGGAAACTCGTGGAGGGAGCCATCCGCTGCTTGTGCGGTGATGGGCGCCACAGCTGTTTGCGGAGGTGCTTGAACAGGGGTCGGTGCAGGCGCCCCTGTCTGCGCTATTTGCCCACTCACTGTATAAGGTTCCCTTGCGCATCATATTTGTAGGTAGGGGCAGCGCCTTGGGCCGCTGCAGATGCAGATGTTGGTTCGGCGCCCGCATCACTTTGCGCCGCAGGTTGCTGCCCACTATCCAGGGGAATTGCAGAAGCATCAGCATCGCCCACCGCGCTTGCCGGCAAATACGGCAGGTATTGCGCAGCTAGCTGGTCATCACTAAGATTGCCGAGATTATCTTTGTTCCATATGTCGGTCAACTCCGGCGGGACAATCTGACCAGCAGCTGCGGTATTGACCACAAGACTTTTCACTTGTCGATTGATCAAAGCACCGCCCGCTTGTATCTTCGCCATCGCGTTGGGCTCGGCCTCGGACCAAGTGGGCAAGAGATCCTGCACTTGCTGTTGGATACCCTGCGCCCGACTTCCCCCAAAGGATCGTTCAATCGCACCCGCTTGGACGATGGCATGGTTACGGGCAGCCTCGTAGGCGTTCGCGATTGTGGCACTTGGCCCCAAGGGCGAAAGACCCAGCTTAATCAACATGCTGTTGATAATCCGGGAAGGCTTACCAGCCCCTTCTTTCTGCCCAACCGCCGCAAGTTGACCAAGGGTCTGCACTGTCCCTTGCCACGCCACAAGTGCCGCCGCTTGCTGCTGGATGGCTTGCGGCGCGGGTTTCCGTGCGTCAATCAGCGGCCCCACCCACGCCGTCGAGCCATCTTGATAGGACAAAAGTTTGCGATTATATCCCGGCGTGAACTGCTTCCACTCTTGCTTCACCGGGTTCATAGCCTTGGCCATCGCATCCATCGCCCTACCAGTATCACCCTGGGCAAGATCCCCTAACGCTTGCGCCTTCGCAGACCCATTCGCCACCGAGGGCGGGGGATCGTTTGGCAGTGCCGCACTTGCTTGCTGAAGGGTCATCCCGCCCGTCGCTAGGCTGAGGGTCATTGCACCAAGGTCGGTGATCTTCTTTGGATCAGCGAGTGGTGGCGGCGCCCCTGGTACTTTGGGCGCCGGGCTATTTGTCGCACCCCCTGCCACGTTGGGATCATTTGACAACGAGGTGGCGGTGGAATCTGGATCAGCTGAGGCGCCCATCCCAATGATCGCTTTGGTAATCGCGAGTTGGTTGTGAGTCTCAAGCTGCGTTCGCTCGGTTTCCGCAGCGTAGTAGCCCGCCTGGGCCATCGAGGCAGCCGCACCTGCCCGATCTCCCACCGCCGAGGCTTGCGCCGCAATCGTTTCCGCGGCCGTCTTTGCCACGTTTGCCGCTGCCTGCTTCTGTTGAAGTTGCAGGATTTGAGGGGTTGCAGCAGAGGTAAGGCCATCAACCTTGTTTTGAAAACCCTGATCAACAATCTTCAGCTTATTGAGGGAAAGGTTTTGCTGGTCCAGTTGGTTCTGCACCATCTGTTCGTAGAGTTTTTGGCCTTGATCCCCCAACTTCCCTACGAGGAATTGCTGTTGCTGCTGGGGTTGCAACCCTTTTGCTTGCGCCAAAACTTGGGCGGTGTAGGAATTTGTAACCCCCTGTCCGAGTGCGCCTCCAAGAGTTTGGCCGAGCGCATTAGCCAGACCACCAGTGCCAACATTTGTTTGATCAAGATAAATAGTTGCCATGTTTCACCTAAAATAGAGAAGCTATAGCATTTGCAAAGTCGCTGGCGCCGCCCGCCAAGCCATTTCCGACCGCGCTGCCAAAACCAGAGGAGCCACCCACCGAACTGAGCAAGCCTTGCAAGAGGCCGCTTGTGCCGCTGCTCGCAACTTGATTTTGGCCCATTGTACCGGCAGTGCTGCCAGCGAGGACTTGTGAGTTTGTTGTATTATTTTGTGCAAGTTGGTTTA